GCGGCCCCAGATGTCGGAGAGTTCGTTAAGCATTCTTGAGCTTCTCGTTGTAGGCGTTGGCGCGATGGTTGGCCTGTACGGCGTGCCAGATGAGCCAGACGCCGCCGACGACGAGCGCACCAGCGACCACCCAGCCTGCGACCGTAGAGAAGTCGAGGTGCTGGATCACAGGAGCAGCTACGGCGCCCGTGGAGGCACCAGCGGTCGAATGAGCGATAGCCTTGCCAGCGTTCTTGGTGGCTTCGTTCTTGAGGCCCTTGGCGACAGGCTTGCCCGAGGCTCCGAGAGCCATGCGGACACCAGTGGCTTCCACGTCAGCGACGCGGCGGCCCCAGCCCTTGCCGAAGCAGGACCATGTCTTGAGGGAGTGCAGGAAGGAGCTACGCTTGGCACAGTAGGCCTTCACATAGGCGACCGGGGAGAGCTTCTGCGGTTCGAGCGTGTTGCGGAAAGCAAGCGCACGCTTCACACCAGAGTTCACACCGAAGTCGAACTCGACGAAGTCAACGCCTGTGGGGCGCCTGTCGAGCTGCATCGCAGTCCAGTATTTCTGACGGTAGATGTCGATGGCGACCGACTTCGGCATACACCGAACGTCTTCAGGGGTCGCGTCGGGCTTCCAATGGAGGCGGGCGTCGAAGATGGTGATGCCCCAATTAGTGGCCCCACCGGGGTCGGCTTTCAAATTTGAGTAGCCGCCTTCGTAGGTCAGCGTCTTGCTGATCGACGCGTCGCGGTTTGAGGCGGTCATTTGGAATTCCTTACCATTCGCCGTCGCGATCCAGGTTGAGGCACGGAGCCACGACAGCGTCTGCCGCCAGCTCGTCTGCGTCGGCCTGCTCCTGCAGCGCCTTGATGATCTGCTGGTAGCGGCCCTCGAACACGCCTGTGCGGTCGTCGTTGAGGAAGTCAGCAGCAGCGGAGAGGGCGCCGTACATGACAGCGTCCCATGCGTCTGTGAGGCACGCGTTGGTCGCATTGTCGTCAGCGAGAGCAGCGAACTTGGCGTAGTAGTAGATCAGCACCTGATCACCCACGCCGGGGCGGGGGCCGAGTATCCACGCGGAGCCCTGTCGAGTGAAGATGTGCGGAGCGCCCGGAAGCTGAGAGGCAGCCACAACCCTGTTGAGGGAAGTCTTTGTCAGCTCATATTCCAGAACGCCGTCCGCATCGGTATCCACCATGATGGCGATCAGCTCAAGCAGGTCCGAGGGGACCGCGAGCGAAGTGTAGCCATCAGGGATCGTAATGGTCGTCTGCTTCTCCATGAAGGGAACGCGAAGCTCCCGCTGGATGCGCATGATCGACTGGTTGATGAAGGTCGTAACGAGGGCGTCGCTCTTGTTGACCACGCCGTTATTGAGAAGACCCTTGAATTGGGCCTTCAGTTCTCCAAGGGTCATCTAGTGTTTAAACGCGTTTGTTCGTGAGAATGAATTTGTCGAATTCGTAGCGGCGCAGCATGTTCAGGATTTCGCGCGCGCTCGGGCACGACATGATGTCGAAGCCATACTTGCGATAGATGTCGTCAACGACCTCAACAGGGATCGCCGCGAGGTGACCGAAGTCGCCAAAGCGGGTGTTGACGCTATCGACCTTCTGCTTCGCAATGTCTGCGAGCCAGTCGTCGGGAATTTCCTGCGTACGCTGGATGATCAGGTTGCCAGTGCTGGCGTCCTCGTCGAATGCAACGAGGGTGTCGAGAAGCTGTGGCTCCTCGTAGAAAGTGTCTGCGGACATATTCTCTTTGAAAAAAAAGGGGCTCCAAATCCCCATACGGAAGAGATGGAGCCCCAAGGTTGGCTTAGAAGCCGGTCGCGGCTTCGACGACCATGGCCGAAGCGAAGAAGTTCTTGTGCTTGAGCGAGAACTCGCCCAGCAGCATAGCCTTCGTGCTGTCGCCGGTCTTGGCGAGGTTCTTACGCTCCCACGGACGCAGCGTGACGTTGGTCCACTGGTCGGGCTCGTAGATGAACGTGTTCTTCGCACGGAGCCAACGGTTGATCTCGACCTTCACCTCACCGAACGGCGAGACGTAGAGGTTGACCACGTTGACAATCTTCTTCGCGTCCGAACCGGTGATGGTGCGGTAACGGCCAGCGGCCGAAGCGAAGCCAGCGAGGACCACGGAGTTCGACGGGGTGACCTGCACGCGGGTCGGCTCGGCGCCGTTCGTGTACGCGGTCTGCAGGGCCTGCACGAGCAGGGCCTCGGTCAGCGGCTTGGAGCCGTCCGACGCACCCGAGTAGATGACGGTGGAAGCATCGAGCTGCTTCTGCACGCTGTCCATGGTCGAAGCCACGGTCTTGGTGCCAGCCGACTTGGAGCCAGCCAGACCAACGAGGGTGATCTCGCGGTCGCGCTTGATCGCGGCCGAGGACTTGGCCATCTGGTAGGCCATTTCCTTCTTACGACCGTACGTCGAGATGACGTCGGCGCGGTCGGAGACCTGCAGGGCTTCGGTGAAGATTTGCGTGTAGTTGTTACGCATGGTCGTCGGCGTAACGGTGATGAAGGACGCGTCGGCGCCTTCAACCGCAGCGTTCGCAGCCGGGGGACGCAGCGTGTCTTCCTGCCACTGGAACAGCGGCTGGGTGACCTTTTCGTTGCCGATCGAGCTTTGGAAGGGGACCTTCCGGGGGCTCAGATTGGTGATCACGTCGGAAACGTTCTCTTTGATACCGACTTCGTCGAACGAGGTATAGGTGGGCATAGTCTAAATGTCTTCTTCGAGAAAAATGGATTGGTTAGTCGAACAGCGCTTCGAACGCGGCGATTGCGTCAACTTCAGAGCCCGACCGTGCAGCTTTGGCTACGGCCTGCTTGGTGACGACAGTCTTCGCCGCGCTGGTGCGCGAGGCGGGAGCAGATGCAGTGGACTTCACAATCTTCGTCGGGGTCTTCTTCACCTTCGTGGTGACGACCTTCGACGAGCCCTTCTGAAACTGATGGGCCATGTGGAGAATTTTGATCACTGCAGGGTGGGTGATGGAGTTGACCATCTCCGGCTCGATGCCGATACCGGTCGCGAAAGTGCGCAGGTCATTGTAGAGCGCTTCGCTCCAGCCCTTGATGTGCAGGGGACTGGCGGTGTCGTTGAGCTTCTGGAGGCACTCGGCGGCAGCAACCTTGCGGGCTGCGAGCTGGTCCGTCTGGACCTTCTGCATAAAGCCGTCGATGGAGTTCTTAAGGAACGCCTCCTCCTCGAACGCCTTGCGCGCGTCCTCTTGGAGGGCCACGAGCTGGTCATTCGGTACGTTCTGGTCCCGCATCAGCTGCGTCCACGGAAGCTTGCGGAATTCCTCTGCACGCTCGGTGGCACGGTTCATCAGGACGCTGTAGGCAGCGAGGTTCTTCGCGGTGCCTTCGTCGTACTGGGTCTTGGCCGTTGCGACTTCTTGGGACTTGCGGGTGAGAGCAGCCTCTTGGCCCCAGAGACGGTTCAGGTCCGCGACTTTGACTTCGCGGTCCTCGCCATCGACCTTGATCTTGACGTAGGTGTCGTCATCGACCTCTACGAATTTCTTGGCCTTGGCTTCGTCTTCTTTGGCTTCGCCGTCGTCTTCGCTTTCGCCGTCTTCTTCCTCTGGATTTTCATCGGAGGCTTCATCGTCGTCGTTAGCTTCGTCGTCGGTGGTGGTCTCGTCTTCTTTCTCTTCTTCGTCTTCAGAGGATGGCTCCTTGGGAGCGTCCTTGACCTCGTCGGTCTCGTTGTCGAAGAGGGCATTCATGAACGCATCATCGTCTTCGATGGCGTCCGGGTAGTCATTCAGTATAGCAGCGTCCGAGTGGATGGCTGACATGATCAATTCATTCCGTCGTAGATGTCATGCACACTCGGATCATCGAACTCGTCGTCGATCTGACCTGGAGCGGGCGCATCAATGTTTTGCAGGTGGGGGAGCTTGTCGTAGGCGTCAGCGAACTTCTTCGTCAGGCCTAGGAAGCTCTCGAAACCTTGGTAAGCCGCGTAGATACCTTCGCGGGCCTTGGTCTCATGAGGTTGCGTGGCGAGGATGTCGGCCGCGCATTGCTGTGAGTGCATCTGCACCAGAGCTTGGAAAGCCTCGGCACCCAGCAGCTCCTTACAGAAGCTACCGAGCGCGAGGATCGTATCGTCGTTCATTTGTCGTGCAGATACTTCATCATCTTGCTGATCAGGTCGGGTCCGCGAACGGACGCTGCGCCTGAGGGATCGATGAGTTCGCCTGTGGCCGGGTCACGCATCATCATCGCGTTGCGCATGAAGAAGCTGGTGTCCGGTTGGCTCTCCTGCGGGGCAGCCTGTGGAGCTGCGGGAGCCGCTGGGGCCTGCGCTGGGCGAGCCCGAGGCATCGGCACGTGAGCCGAAGGACCTGCGCCGGGGAACATCTGTGTCATGTCACCGGTCGCCCACCACGGGAGCTGCGAGGCAGCCTGTGCGGCGGGAGCGGGCGGGTCTTGGTAGCCCGGAGAAACGCCAGAGATGGGCGGTGATGGCGCGCCGGGATCGCCAGCACGCGGAACACCTACGGGAGGCATCGGTGCACTGGTGACGTTCCCTGCTGGCGCCGGAGGCTCATTCCCCTTGTCGGAGAAGAAGCCCTTGTGGTTGTTGAGTGTGTCGCCTTGGATCGAGCCCATGATCGCCGCGAGGAGCGGGTTGGCCATGGAAGCCAGACCCCCAGAGGCGCCAGCGGCAGAGGCTACGGAGCCTACGCCGCGAGCCAATGATCCACCGGGACCGGACAGCTCCTTCGGCACCTCGGAGAATTCCCCGTAGGTGCGCTGGAGGCCTGTGCCGGGACTGGTGACGGACCCGCCGGGACCGCCGAGCCCACGTGGCACCTCGGAGAACTCTCCGTCGATGATGTGGGGCTGCTTAGCTGAGAGCCCGCGCCCGGGGACGGCGACATGGCCGCCCCCAGTGCGTACAGCGACCGAGGTCGATGGCGTCTTCAGGTAGTTCTGAATGTAGTTGACGAGGTCGTTCATTTACCTGCGGGTGCTGCGGGTTTCTGCTGTGCCTTGAGCGCAGCCACGGCAGCTGTTCGCTGTGCGGCGCGTTCTTGGGCGGCAATCTTCTCGCGCTCGATTTCCATCTGCTCCTCACCCTGTTGGATGCGAGCTGTGGTCTCTGCGTCCTGACGGTCGTTGGTACGATCTAGGTCGAGAGCCTTGATGTGCATGTCGGCTGCGTTCTGTTCGAGCTTGGCTTGGTCGTTGGCAAACAGACGGTTGTCGTTGTTCTGCTTGACCTGTACGGCCATAAGGGCGGCTTGTGCCGTCTTGTCCTTGATGTCCAGCTCGCGCGTCTTGAACGGATCGGGCTGCGGAGGCGGCGCCTTCGGATCGAGATAAGCAGCGAACCGCGTGAAGCCCTTGAGCTTCGCGATGTCGTGCAGCATCTCGTAGCGCTGCTGACCACCAAACATGTTGCCCAGACCGCCGTCTTTGGCGAGCATCTGGTAACCTTGGCCCAGCTCGTTGGCTGCCATGTCCTTCTCACCATAACCGAGGTGCTGAGACACAGTGCAGGTCGTGCGTTCGGCCCACTGCTCGGCGTCGATGTTGAGCGGTTGACCCGCAACCTCGATCACCCGCTTATCCTTGTGGATGATAGCGAGGCGAACGACTTCAAGCATAAGCGGCACTAGGAAGTTGACTGCGAAGTTGCGAGCCATGATCTTCCCGCGCTGCCCGGAGGCCTTCATCATGTTATCCACCAGCCCCTGAGAGTTCTGGGAGCTGATGGCGTCCTTGTTGAGGCCCTGCGACAGAGCAGAGATACCCGTGGACTTGTCGTTGTTCTCCGTGAGGAGCGACAGCGTCTGGAAGACGTACGGGTTGAGCGGGTTCTGCACGAACGGTGCGACGCTATCCGGCCGACGAACGTTGACGACACCACCGAGGCGGTTGTCGAGAAGCTCGCGCGGGTTCATCAAGCCGCCGTTGACCACCATGTAGCGCGGGTTGGTCGTGATGGCAGTATGGTCGAGCACACCGCGATAGAGCACGGTGCGGGCATTCTGCGTGTGGATCACGCGGGCCGCGAAGTTGTTGCCGTAGAAGACGTGGGGGATCGGCAGCGGGATGTAAGCGAGGAACGGAGCCTGATCCACTTCCTCTTTGTCGAGGATGGTGTTGCCAGCGTGGCAGATTTTGTACAGCCTCACGCCCTTCTTGGCGTCTATCTGCATCCGCACGTAGCTCTCGTAGTAGACCACATACTCCATCTCGTTATCGATGGGGTCGTCACTCGCGTCGGCCGTCGTCTTGTCGGTCCTTGCCAGCACCTCAGGGCTGAACTGCAGCTCCCGGGCGTCGTCGCCGGGGATGCGCATAACGATGGCGCGGGGATACCCCATCTCCATCAGCTCAGCCTTGGTCTTCGGCGTCCGGTGACTGCAGTAGTTCGCGCGGCGCACCGTAGTGGCCAGCGGCTCGATCAGGAACTCCTCAGGCGCCACCTCAACGATGGTGATCTTGGAGACATCCTTCTTGCGCGTCAGCGTGCCGTGGAACGCCTGCGTGGCAGGGTCCATATCAGCCTCGAACTCGGACACATCGTCGTGCACCGAGAGGGCATAGGCGTCTTCGTAGGAGAGAGGCCCGAAGGTCTCTTCACTCGTCGTGTATTTCTCTTCCCAGAACACCTTCACGACGCCTGCGCGGGCGGTAAGCCCGTCGTAGATCACGCTGTTGAAGATGTTGTAGCCTTCGTTGAGGCGGAAGATTGCGTAGGAGGCGTATTCGGTCGCGACGCGGCAGTTCTCAGCGTTCATATCCTGATCAGGATCGAACTGAG